GATTAGCGCTATTGGTCGCATTGATATAGATAGAACCTACGGGATGCAATGCTGCCATTGCGGCTTGCACAAATGCCGTCGTAGCCAAAGCGGTGTTATTGGTGCCGGCCGTTTGCGTAACTCCGGTAGCGCCGGTCGGTAAACTCGGCGTGCCAGTAAATGACGGCGATGCCGTATCGGCTTTCGTGGCGATAGCCACAGAAATAGCATCAAATTCCGTATTTATTTCGGTGCCTTTGACAATTTTTAGCGGATTACCGCTAGAAAGATTGTCTTTAGTAGCGAAATTAGTGGCTTTGGTATAGTTGGACATTTTTAACCTCTACAGATACTTGCCATCTTTGGCTTGAATTTCAATCTTTTGGATAGAGAGCTGCGATCCGTTTATGCTGGCTTCGTAACCAGTTTGCACAATTTTTCCCGATCCACTTGCGCTAACAGTAAGCGTTTGCAAAGCCACACCGTCAGAATACTCAGTAGCCACCGACGGCGACGTATGGGTAAGCGTATGCGTGCCAGATTGCGTTCCGCTGGTGTTAATGGCCGAGCCGCCCAAAGTAGACGACAAGTTGCAGGTTGTAGAGCCGGGGCTAGCGGCGTTAATAATGTAGTAATCGGTGCCGGTAGCCAAACCAGTCGGCAATGCGCCCGTTGTGGTAAGGCGAACTTTATCTGTTGACAGTGTGCCGGTCAGAAAATACGACCCATCAGTGGCCGTGATAACCGCGGGGCTGGCGATACTTACTGTAATGGTTTGGCCGGCGGAATTATCGTATGATCCAACACCATAATAACTTTCACCTTGCGCGGGAATATACGCATCGGTAGACAGGTAATTTGACGAAAAATCAAACGCCCACTTAAATGTCACATACTGATTAGACCCGCCGACAACAACAATAGACAAACGCTTTAGGATCGAGGTTTGCGATTGATTCCCCAAATCCGCATGATTGGTATAATACTGCATCCGATACGATGAAGTATTATCTTGATACCCCGTATATTGAGCGATATACCCGGTTTTTCCTATTAACAAATCACTGTTTCTACGTGCCAGCAATGCTGTAGGCTCTATTGAATCCCAAGTGGTGACGCGAGAAGAACCGTCCTCAAGCTGTCCTCGCGTATCAAAACAATATACTTGCTTGGAATTTTGAAGCACCAGCAGATAGAAAGCATTGCGTTCTGAAAACGCTGCTTTTACCGACGACCCATCAGCGGATTCGCTGGCTACGGTGGTCATCAAATCATTACGGACATTTTTGGACAGATCACGAAACGGCAACGATTTTTCGCTGACAGTCCGAAGCAAAGACCTGACACCGGTATTCGACAAAAATATAATGTCAGTTCCGATATTTGAAATGCTATCGCGCGCCAAACATCCGGTGCCGATAATGGTATCGGACAAGGACATAGTGGACGGGGTACTGGCGTCTGCGTAGACAAGAATCTGTTTTTTACCAAAAATAAACAAATACCCATTGTGCGACGCCAGCCCGGTAATTTCGTCAGAGCCGTAACCCCAAACGCGGCTTACGTCCAGGCTACCGGCGGTGCCGCCAGTCCAAACATGCCCGGCGGTCAAATCTGAAAAATATACGGTCGTTTTATTGGTAGACGTATTGGCCGCCCATAGACGCCCGTAGGCGCTCAGGACTATATTGGCCTGCGGTGCCGTAGAAACATAGCCCGATTGTTCGGAAATGCGCCGAAATTTGGTGCTTCTGGACGGGTCGTAAAGTAGCGGATCGTAGCCGCTTTGGAAAAAATACGCGATTCCGTTAAGGGACGCGCAATGCCAATTATTAGCGGTAATGGTCGGCGCCGTTCCACCACCATCGTAAGTAAGGGTAGCTAACGCGCTTCCGTCAAAGGTAAAGAGTTTATTATTACCAGTAGCCAATACCGTCGTAGTGCCATCTGATTGCACTAGCTCATGTAGTGAGCCAACGTTATTGCTGCCAAGATCGCCAGTAGATGAATTGAGGTATGAATAGCCTTTGCGCGATCCAATACGACCGTATTGGTCGATAATGCAATTATTAGCCACCAAAGCAAAACCGGCCGCCAAATCCAGAGGAGAATCTTGGGTATTAAGCCCAAAAAACCCCGGCGCGGCTGTCGTAAATACTTTGATAGTTTGCGACATTCAAATAGCCTTAGATTTCTACGAATTGACTTTCTTCGGGATAGCGAGTGCCTTCCAATGCAATATAATCGGCTAACATCGACCGGTATAATTGGTAGGCTTCAGAACTATTAAGGCCACCATCTTCACCGCGTTCTACAAGGGCGCGCGCGTAAGCATTTTGCACAACCAATTCGGCCGGAACTGAAATTACGGTGCTGGCGCTGGTCAGTATTGCTTGCGGGATAGCCAGCGTAAATTTAAGCGAATAAACGCCATCCGGGATAGGGAAAACGTCTACTTTTGTGTCATAAGTCGTGCTGTCTACGCCGTTAAACGTATAGTAGACCGGAATACCGGTAGCCGGAGAAGCCGGAAAATTCAAATATCGGTTCATCACCGAAAATGGCACGTTAATCAGACTGACATAGCTGGTTGCGTTAATTGCGTCCCTGACAAGAAACTTTTGCCCGGCGCCAGTTACCGTATAGGATGAGGTAGCCGCGGTGGTTGATACCGTCAACGTGGTAGTCAATACATTCCAGCTATACGCATCTTCGACTTGTCGTTTGGCATCGTTGACAAATTTGCCGATCAAAGTGGCGTATGTCGTTTCATCCAATGACGTGATTTGTTGTTCGCGCAGCCGAATCAAAACATCGTTAATAGCCTGCAAATAGGTCGTGCTCATGCCCGCACGCTCCCTTCAAGTTCAAACGTAGCCACAATGGCATACGTCGATCCGGTTTCAGTTGTTACTTTCAAGGCATCACCTTCTTCAAAAACAATATATCCGTAGTTTGGAAACACCAGATATTGCTTTGAAGTTACCGCATATTGGTAGATAAAAGAGTATGTTTGACCGGCGCTGGAGTCTACCCAATCAAACGTCACATGCTTGTTGCTGGCTGTTTGGTTATTAGCCATCAATGTGACAAGGCGGCCGTAATACCCATTAGGCACCGTATAGATCGTAGTCAAGGTGGCCGCAGTGGGATTACTGCCTACCGAAAACTCTCTCATTTACGCGCCTTGTTCCTGGCCGAAATCGCACTGGCTTTAGCCTTTGCGTCAGCCTTTGACGACGCACCCCAAGCGCGGAGAGAAAGAAGGAGTCTGGTAGGCTCCCCGTTTTTATACTCCGGGCCGGGCATTGCGCCCATTCTCGCTAAAAAGGAGGCCCGTCGAGGGTTGTCACCTGACTTGACCGGGGCTTTAAGATTACCCCCGGTAGCCGCATTATAAGACGCTCTGCCTTTGGCGTTCAAGCCACCTTTGGCGTTTTGGCCTTCTTTTCGCTGCCAGGCGGGGGTTTTCATGTTAGCGCGCCCGTTTTTTGGGCATTTTAGCTTCAGACATAGCGATTGCAATGGCCTGTTTACGGGATTTAACCACCGGACCGGATTTACTGCCGGAATGGAGTTTGCCGGACTTATATTCGCCCATAACTTTGCCGATTTTTGCCGCGCCTTTGGTCATTTTCATTGTTTACTCCTTAGTGATCGGCCCGCCGGATTTCCACGCATCACAAGTGCGAGCCGAAGCACAAGTGAATTGAAACAGATCGCAATAACCCAAATCAGCGGCTTTTACAAACTGTTCATCGTAAGACAATTCGCCTTTTTTCTCGTCTTTCTCCAATCCCCCAATAATGCACTGCATCATTTTTGGGGTTTGAATAAAAGCCGCGCAATTCCCGCAACGCATACCTTTGATGGTATCCGTAGGGGCGTTATATATTTTGGCCTTTTTGAGCCAAAACGCATCATTAGCTTCATTGGGGTTAGGCGGTCCATAACCATATTCTTTAAACGCATGATTTCGGTTTTTAAGATTGACCGATACATCTTGCGTAGCCAGAGGGCAAACAGCGCCGGACAATAGACCAGTTTCCATAATCAAGCTGCCTTTCTCGGCCTACCACGTTTTTTCATCATAGCCGGAGAGGTTAGAAAGATACCTTTTGGGGCGTCTTCAACGGGCGGAATAGGCTCCATAGATTCTTCGTCGATCCGCACATATCCGGCATGGCCGCGCATTGAGTCAATATCATGCTGAAGGGTAAATGTCACGGTTTGACCGCTTTGCAAACACTTAAAAATTGCCATTTTTCCCTCTAAAAATAGATAGGGGGCCGAAGCCCCCTACCGTTATACCACGCAGCGAGCGATAACCAAGCGAATAGTGCAAGACGCCAGATCAACCGTCGAACCGGATTCGTTTTGAATCCGAATCGACACTGAACCAGCGGAATCCACATACGCCGTAACACTCATGCCGACTTCGCTGACCGCGAACGAGCAACCGATAACCATATCGCCCAGGGCAACGCCCGGAACCGCAACGGTATCAGTTTCACCCGCGCCGTCAACCAACGAACCGGCATCCAACGTCGCTTTTACAAGCCAAGTATCGCTAAAAAGTCCGCGAAATTGGTCGTTACCCCGACGCGAGGTAATGGAAGTAGCAGCAGCCATGTGTAAATCTCCTAATCAGGTTAAAAATGCCCCCCCGCCAGTTAAGGCGGAGGGGCAGGCACAGCCAGTGCAAACGCCGAGCTGGACAGCGCCGCGCCAGTAGTGGCCGCGGTGCGGAGCGCCTTAACGCCATACAGGGTATCGGCCGTGTAGAGCGTAGCCAGATATTCCTGTTTGTATTGCGTTTGTGAGCGCACACCAACTTGCTCAACCAGCACCATCGAGTCACGATGACCCATCAGGCAGATACGATCGGCGCCGCTATTGCCCGCGCCGAAGTCCGCATTCGAGGTCGTGAACACCGGGATGCCGTAGAGCTGGCCGATTTCGCCGTTACGGATGGCATTGCCGTTACCGACAAAAGCCTGTTCCGTATAGCGCGCCAGACCCATGAGCGTATTACGGCTCGACGGCGGGATGATAAAGAAACGCCCATCCATCGGGGTGTCGTTATCGTCCAGGCGTTGAATCGTGCGACGGATCGCCGCATCGGTCAGCGCAGCCGCGTTTGACGTAGTGCTGTTGTAGGCCGTCGTGCCGTCCGAGCCGATATACGCTTTGGTCGCGCTATTGCTAGTAGCGTAATCGTTCGTGCCAACCGTAGCGCCGTTAAACGCGCGGCCGAGTTGCACCAGATCGGTGTCAACCTGTTTAGCCAGAGCGTAACCAGCATCTTCGGTATAGAACGAACGCAGGCTTGTCAGAGCTTGAGCTTCGACGATATCTTCGATCAAACGGCTGTATTCATAGTGTTTATTGATAACCACTTGAACTTCGGTTTCGGTCGCTGCGATCAGCGTAACAGCCGTTTCAGCCGCTTTTGCCGATGCCGAACCGCGAGTCGGAGCCGGAATGTGAACGGTGTCACCTTTCTTGCCCTTGAAGTTCATGCGTTTGACGACGTTCGCCAGCACGAGGTTTTTCTTGTAAGACGCAACAATCTCATCACTCCAAATCTCAGGAATGAAGGTTGCAGCAGTGGTAACAGTTACCGCAGGGGTCGGATAAGCCATTTTGTGAATCTCCTAAAAAAAGTTATTTAACCCTGCCCTCTGCATAAGCCTGCATGATTTCATCACTCAGAGCTTCGTAGCGGGAAGGATCGGTCATTTTCAGCCTAATGAGATCAGCCCGGCGATAGACACGCTTTGACGACTCGCCTGATCCACCTACATCGACAGCCGCGGCTTTAAGACTTTGCTTACGGGTTTTTTCTCCAGCATCTTCCGTTTGCTTTGTCTTGACTCCGCGCAATTCTTTATAGGTAGAAAGCAATTCATTGGCGCTATCGTAATCGTATTCACCATCGGCTTTTGCCCAAAGATTAAGCCTGACCGGGCTCATTTTTACCCAATTAACAAACTCAGGGTCTTGAACCACATTTACAAAATCAGGATGATCTTTGCCTAGCCGTTGCTGAACCTGCATCTTTTTAAACTCAGTGGCGGCCTGCCGCGCAGCGAGAATATCGGGATGTTTTTCGACAGTGCTTTGAATCGCCTTTTTGGGGTCTTCAAAAAAGTCTACTTCCGGTTCTGGTTCTTTAACAGGTGTCGTAGCGGTGCCGAGATTTTGCTTGATTAGTTCATCAGCCAGTTTACGGACTTCACCGACCTCTTGGGCCTGCTTGCCAATCAGCTTTTCGGCTTCTTGGTGCATTTTTACAACATCATCCAGACTTTTACCCCGATATTTTTCGGGAATCTCGGATGACGCAGCTTCAACGGTGGACTCCAGTTTTACTTCTTCCGGCTTAATGTCTTCTTGCGACTCGACTTCGTTTTCGATCAGCATGTTCTATTCCTTTTCCTGCCTCATAGGGTTGTAGGAGATTAACTCGCCAAAATGGTTAAGAGTTAGCTTTTTGTTCGGCCTTCAATTTGTCCAGGTGCCGTTGCTCAAACCGCCCGTAGGCAGAAGGAAAAGAGCCTGACCAGCCTTCCAGACTAATTGCAGGTGCCGAAATGATGCGTTTAGCCGACGCACCACAATTACACTGAACGATATTCTGCTCGAATGGAACGTATCGTTCAGTTAGATGCCCGCTTTCGCAGGCAAATTCATACATCCGTTTCAATTTGCAAATCCTCATAAGTCTTTGCGCTGGCCTCTCGCAAGGTTTTCAGCCACATCAAAATTGACAATTCACCACGTTTAAAATGTAGTTGTTTTTCCGTTTCTATACCAGAAATACTATTAAGCGCGGCTATCATGTTGTCGATATCTTCCATCAGATCAGACCATCCAGCGGTCGCCATCATGGAAAACCGTTCTTCATAGTATCTCTGTAGCTCTGGCGTCATTTAGATATCTCGATCCAATCTAACGTATTCTCATCCCATCTGTAGTATTTTCCGTCATCGGGCACAGGTTTTGGAGAGTTCCATAAGCAAGTTTGCTCATTTAACAACCAAGACGGATAAGGCTTTGGCGGAATAAAAGCATCTCTTTGCTCATCGTAAATATAGCCAATACCGGCGTAATTTTTTCTAATATTTCCGTGATAGCTTGTTCTTTTACAAACTTGACCACGAAACTCACCGTAATATTGTTCCCAGTCGTAAGCAGTATCGGTTTCATCCTTGCCTACTATTACTTCTGTAACAACATTATTTGAATCTAAAAAAGCATAATGTGCCATTAGAATGTCACCGTACCAGTGCCAGCAGTAAAAGAATAAACTTTATATCCTGTCGGGGTAGTTTTTGTGTATGTTAAACCTGCGCCAATAGTAGTTATATCTGCGTATGTATTAGGGTATTGAATAATTACAATACCAGAACCGCCGCTGCCGCCATTATTTGGTGATGAGCTAAATCCTGCGCCAGAACCTCCACCACCTGATCCAGTATTAACTGTAGCAGACATACCGCCAGCCGCTCCAGCGCCACCAGTTCCAGCACCGCCGCCACCTCCAGCACCAGCGTAGGATGATGTTGACCAAAAGGCACCACCACCACCACCACCTGCGTATGCAACAGAAGAACCTGTAATACTAGATGAAGTTGATGAGCCGCCATTAGCAACACTAGCTATATTGCTTCCAACTCCACCTGAACCACCCCCGCCGCCACCGCCGTAAGGACTACTCGCGCTAGAGCCTGTGCCGCCGTTATTTCCTTGTCCAGACGTTCCTGAACCATAAGTAGGGGATGAGCCATAGCCAACCCCACCAC